ACGAGATCGCTCAGTGTCTCGTGGGCTCGGAGATGTGTATAAGAGACAGCGCTGCCGCTGGCATATCCCCCGCCCCCGTCACCCATTCCCGCCGCCCAGATCAGGCCGAAAAGCGCAAAAACAACCGCCCCGGAATAGCACCGGGGCGGCGTTTATTTATTTAATTTCAATATTTCAATCAAGATTTGAACCGGCAACAAAAGCAACAAAAGAATTAAATACACGCTTTCACCGCCTTTCAACCCACGCACACCCAAACAAAAGCGGGATTGTATTTCCGGCCTTTATAGGGCTTTACCGTGATATTACAAAAGCAATTTGCAACCCCTTGCGCCCATGTTTCATAGCGTATAAACGCTTGCACCGTATCGGGGGGGGATACAAGATAGCAGCTTGCGCCGCCGTGCTTTTTCCTTGCGTATATCATACTTTACACCCCCATTTTAATACATTCATCGAGCGGAATTTTATACCCATGCACCCGGAAAAATGCGCTATCTTTCCCGTTTGCGGGGTAGTAGATTTTGCAACGGTGGAAACGCTGCGCCGCTTTCCCGCCATACCAACAACCCGACACGCAATAGACAAGATCATTTATCCCGTATTCAATGCCCTTTATTTCAAGCCCATTCAAGCCGCTATAATAGGCGATACTTTCCCGGCTTTCACAATATTGTCTTTTATTCATGATCCGCCGCCCCTTTCAGAACTGTAATATAATCAAAAATGATATTTCCGTTCCGGGTTATATGATAGATGATTTTCCGTGGTTCGTTTTGATAATTCAAAAAACCATAGGCACAAGCGGCATTTACAGCGGTTTTTCCTACTAACATTTCCCCGCTTTCATTTGTAAATTCCCCATAAAAACGGGGGTTCCCATAGCAAGAACAACGCAAGCGATCATAATAGGTCAATTTTCCGATAAACTCTTTTCTTTTCATGATATATATACCCCTTTCAATAATTCACACTGTTAGCGGAACGGCGGTTATACATGGCTTTCAAACTTTCGGCGGGGGTCATATCCGCCGCTTTCGGCTTTTCCGTTTCTACCGGCTGCATATCCCACCACGATTTCCCGCCGCCGTTCATATCATAGAATGAAAGAAAACTATTTACATGACGCATTGTAGTAACAGAATAACCGCCCCACATACGAACGAACCGCCCCGCCGCCGTGATACGACAAACAAAAGTATTATAGGACTGCAAAACTTTTTCGCCGTTGTCCGTTTCAATAACTTTTGCTTTTCCGTAAAAACTTTTTGCCCGGTCATAACTGCAAACGGGTAAATTAAAAATCTTTTTCATGATGCAAGCTCCTTTCTCATTCCCGCACAAGCTGTTTTTCTAATGTAATCTCGAAATCTCCGTCCCGGCTTTCAATTTCACAAATCTTACAATCTTTGATAGCATCAAAGAGAACGGAACCGGGAACGGCGGAAAGAGAACTTCCAAAATCATTTAAATAAATGCGCCCCGCTGCTACTTCTGAAAACTGTTTAACTGTCATTGTAAAAACCCCTTTCAATTTCAAGTTTTAACTTGATGATTGAAGTATATCAAGTTTTAACTTGAATGTCAATAGAGTTTCTAAAAATAATTCAAGTTTTTTCTTGATGCTTTCCACCGTCCGAAAACTTAAAAGAAAATGTACTATACATATAAAAGGCGAAAAACGCCGCCCCGATCAGATGGGGAAAGAAAAAGCCGCCGACCCCGTGGGGAGATCGGCAGCTCTGTCAAAGTCGCAGACCCTCGCCGGAAAGTCGCAAAGTCGTTCGGGCGAAAGTCGTAAAGTCGCTCGGCATAGTCGTAAGCCATAGTCGCAAAAGTCGTGAAAGTCGCTCAGTCCTCCGGGTCATAGTCGCTGGACGCACCCACCACATCTTCGAGGTACTTCTTTTCCAAGTCCTCGGCGGGAACCTGCTCTCCGAGCTGCTGGTTGGGTGTCAACACGACCTCCTGCTTGTCCGCATAGCCGAAATGGTTCTTCATGAGGAAGATCGCCGTGACAGGGTTGACCTTCCCGTTCTGTGCGTAATCTTCCATCTGTGCGTTCAAAAATTGATACGCTTTTTTTATAAGGTCACGGCTTGCGGGGGGTAAATAGTCGCTGTCGATACCATTAGCCCATGCCCACAATGTTTTCCTGTGTACTCCGAAAGCTAATGCCATTCCTGCAACGCTCGGCTTCATATCGTCCTCAGCACAGATTTCAAGATACTGGCCAATGCGTTCCTTAACCTGTGCAGGCTCCTTCATGTCGGGTGTCTCCCAATCCCACATTCTCAGCGAGTGGGTAATATATTTCCGATTTTCACCCGGTTCCATGTGAACGCTCAGAGCGTCAGTTCTGTCAGGCCGCTTATTCCCACCAGTACCCTTCGGACGGCCACGGCCCCGAGCGGGAGTCGGTAAATCTACCACTTTATCACTCATAGTCGTTCTCCTTCCACAAATTATTTTCAGTTACCCTTAGTGAGTTTAGTGAATAATTTAGGCTTTTTGCAGTAAAGTCCTCTATATATCACTCTCTATAAGAGGGTTTATACAGAAAAAACTAAAAATAGCGGGTAAAATTGCCCTCAAACCCTTGCGCCACAAGGCTTTCCGTTAGTGGCGGATTTATCACCAAAAAGTCACTAAAATATCACTAACCTCGGAAACATGAAATATATTCAGTGATTACACAAAATATATTTGACTACGCCGGGTACAGTACCACCGATGACGCTCCATCTTTTTCTAACCACTGAAAATAAACCATCTTGTCTACTCGGCAAGCGTCCTCAACAGGGTTATCATTCTGGCACATAACCATTTCCATTTGTGCGTCTTCGGACACCGTACTCAACTTGGCTCTCAATTCTTTAACGGTCATGGTCATTCTCCTTCTGACTTTCACAATAGGCTTTCGCCCTGGCACACAATTTATCAGTATCAACGCCGTACCTACCGGGGCCAGTCCCGATACAAGCCTTACAATGTTCGTCTTCACAAATAAGGCATGGACACCCACTATCATGAGCGGGGCAAGAGTCAAAGATCACGGCTATCCCTCCTTCTTCAAGCCGAACATATCAATCAGTTCATTCATGAATAGTTCCGCACACTCGTCATTCCTGAAAGTCGCACAACTGATAATGCTGTTGCCCTTTTCCACACAGAGCCGGGGACGCTTCACATTGGGAAGGTTATACACTCCGATTTTGGTATCTCCCTTAAAAATCACCAGACCCATGCGCTACACCTTCTTTCTCACATCGGAGGGAGATCATCTTCTCCCTGACCAACTTATCTACCACCCGGCCTACCTCAAAGTAGCCGGACATAGCTGCGAGGCGGTCTAAGTTCTTTGCCGTCTGCGCCGTTACCAGCATGGACACCCGGCGCATATTCTTCTTGTTCATAGCGATCACTTCTCCTTTGCGTTTCTCAGGCAGAACTCATAGAAAGCGGCGAGTTGCTTTGCGGCCTCTTTCATGTCCTCATAAGAGCCGACATAGTTGATAATGGGCTGTCTGCCAAGATCACTAACGATTTTGCATATCTGGAAGAAACAACCGGCCCTATCATTCTCGATGTTCATTTCATGGACAGGTCTGAGAAAAATCGTTTCCTTTGTGAAATACTCACTCCCGTCCTCACAAATCACTTTTGTTTTCTTCGGGGTGACTCTTTTGATAGTGCGTGACTTGTAGATCGTCAAACCGGTGTTCTGGTGCCACCCGTAGGTCACAGGCCTTGGAACACATACCCTCATGCCGGGTTCAAGTTCATCGGTAGGAATGGGTTCCTCGAATGAATTCCTCTTGTAGTACATACTTACACCGTTCCTTTCATCTGAATGCCACGGTAACAGGGATAGCCGGAATAGACCGTGCGGCCATCATGCCATTCAGGGTGCATTTCCATATCAGCGTTGAACCGCTTGGCACTACACTGAAAATATCCATTGGACTTACACCAGATTTTATAGGCATTGAAAAGGGTGGTCTGTCTGGTGTAAACCTTCTCCTTCTTCTCGCACTTTTCCTCCAAGAACTGCAAGACAAGATCATTGTCCTTCTCATACTGCTTGACCACCTGACGCATAGCCGGGGACATTCTCAGGCCGAACCTTTTATACTTGAAATAGCCCTCCAAGAGCCAGGTGAAGATACCTTGCATGGCTTCGGGAGTTTGGAACTCTGTTTTCAGGTTCTTGTCCTGCTCGTCCTCAGAGAAGTGCCGGTTGAACTCGATCACCCGCACACGGTCAGAGGCGAACAGGCTTTTGTCATTGACCGAGGGAAGGTCATTGCAGGAAAGCCAAAGGGTAAACTGCGGGAGGAAGGTGGTAGCGGCTTCGTAGAGGTTCCGAGCCTTGATTTCTTCGCCACCAGTGAGTTGCTTGATTGTTTCCTCGTCCAGCCGTCCATACTGATTGCTCTCGGCCATGGTGACAAACCGCTTGCCCTTCAAAGAGGCCAGAACAGGACTTGCAGCTTCGGCGTTCTTGGAGCGGTCGGACTTGCAGATAATGGACACCGGGGACACGGAGGCATAATCCCCGAGAAGGTGGTGAATGGCACTCAGAAGGGTGGACTTTCCGTTTCTGGTGGTCTTGCCATGGAGAATGAACATACATTCCTCATTGGCCGTACCCAGCATGGAGTACCCGAGAGCCTTTTGCAGATAGTCGGCCTTGTCTGCGTCATTGCAGGTGACTTCCCGAATAAACTGCTCCCACCGAGGGCATTCAGCGTCTTGCAGAGTGTAGTCGAAATTGGTCTGCATAGTAAGGAAGTCGTGCCAGTCATGTTCCCGGAATTCCATCTTTTGGAGGTCATAGGTTCCATTCCGACAGTTAATGAGGTAGGGGTTTGCGTCAAAGTCCTCGGCGGTGATCGGCATGACGCTTGCAGCGTCCTTCATGAGCCGATCACGGAACCGGCGATCTCCCATCTTGGAGATGAATTTCATGTAGTCCCTACGCCGGTCTTCATTGTCGATCTCCCCGCAGTAAAGAGCCATCAGACGGCAAAACTCCTTGATTTTCTCGGCCACCAGAAGAGAACCAATGTCCTTTCTCCAAGCCCCATTAGAGTAGGTGTACCAACACTTGGCTTCCGGGCAAAAGCGGGTGTCATTCTGGTAGCACTCAGAAAACAGTTCCGCCATGCCGGACTCGTCCCAGGAATAACCGGTGCCGCTGATCTGGTGACTTCTCTCGGGCTTTGCCTCTTTGATGTAGAACATCTTTTGGGAGAGGTCTTTGTCCATGATATACCGGCCATTGGAGAGTTGAAAAAGTTCCTGCTCTTCGGTAGCCATGATTTCATCTGCCATTTCTTGAAATCCTCCTTACTGCTTTTGCGAGGGAAAGAAGAGAACACTCCTGAGTGTCTTCGTCCCACCACGCACATTCGTTCTTTTTGCAGTTCATAAACGGGCATTCGGCGGGACTCATGATAGATAAAGGACAAATCTTATTCTCCATCGTTTATACCCCCCCCATAGAAGAAAGCGTTTTTCAGAGCCTTATCCACAAAGGCCATAACTCGGGGTGAGAGTGTGCATATACGCTTTTGAACACAGTCCTTATCAATGACTCGTACCTGTTCACACTCCACCATGCTTGTCCGAATGCCAGTCCCGGTAACGATCACATGGGTAGGCATTTCCATTCGTTTCAATTTAGAGGTAAGCGGGACTACAATCGTGGTAGGAGAGTGCTTGTTGCCTATGTCGTTTTGCACGATCAGCCAGGGCCGGTTTCCGCCCTGAACCCGGCTCCCTTCCACGATAGGAACATCAATCAGAACAATGTCCCCTCGTCTGAAAGACCTCATATCAAAATTACCTCCGGTATCTGGTAACAGAATTCACGATTGTTTCTATCTCACTCCGGGGAAGCGGAGGCTTACACGCTTGCTGATTGGCAAACAGAAGTTCTTTGTAAATGTTTGCCTTGGAATACCCCTGATTGTGAAGTTGCCCGGCCAGAGAAGTAAGACTCAGGTTTCGGCTTCCGGTGATGATAGGTGGGTATTCCGGTTTGAGCGTGATCTTACCGTTTTCCGGTTTCCGATAAATGGGAGAGTATATCCGCTGAGAGGGGGAGCAACCGGCACTTTCTTTCGGAGCGTCAGGGAAATACTTGGACACTACATAGTCAACGGCTTCCTGATTTTCAATGATCTCCGAATAAATCAACACATTACCGGTCATGATAAAGTACCGGCTACTCCGATAAATCTCTACACCGTTTCGATTGTTCCGGCCCTTGAAGGGGAGGTTTCCTTTCAACAGGATATGAACCCCTCTACTGCTTCTGCTCTTTTCGGTGTAGGACTGACAATGACTGATAATATCTGAGGCCAGTTGATTTAACAGGCCATCGTCAAAGCCATCGTCAATGTCAATCCCGATCAGACCGTCATCGTTGAAAACATACCCAATACCGTCATAAGTCCCCTTCTCCACATTCAGGACGGCACAATCGAAAGTGCCCCAGGTGTCCGGGAGGACAGAGGACGCAGCTTTCTTCTGGCCGGTCTGCATGGGAACTTTAGAGCCATTCCAGACATTGACCCATTGTGTCTTCTGCTTTAATTCGGTAGGTATCTTTTCATACATGACGGCACCTCTCAGCTTTTATAAGGGGATTGCAAACTCCAATCCCATGTTTGGCCTCCCTCATAGGCATTGCGAAAGTAATTGTGTTTTCCGTCCCCGGTGAACCACATATAGTCTGAGGGGAGAACTCGGCCTACATCGGTTTCCCCGTTTTTCTCGGCATACCACCGGGTCAGAACATCTTCACATAGGGTTTTAATTTCATCATCAATCGGGTTATCTACATCATATCCAGCGAATTGATATGGAGCCGTTACCACCATGACGATGTTTCCATACCCATAGTCCACCCGGTTAAGCGCACACCACACACAGGCCGCTTTCTCTGTGTCAGAAGGAATACCCCTCGCCTCTCCCCACACCATCTTCGAGAGGACGGTGATCTCTTCCTCTGACCATAGCGGGAGAGAGGGAGAGGGGCTTTCTATCTGGTCAACCGGTTCATTCTGGGCGGGAGGCTCTTGCTCATTGGAAACCGGTTCTGACGCACATGAGGATAACAGTAGGAAGACCGCAAGGAAGATCGGCCAGACCTTATTCGTCATCGGTCTTTTCTTCCGGGAAGAGGTCTTCACCGTAGCGAAGAAATATTTCCCGTCCACACAGACCGGGTAGCCTGGGAACCGGTTGCTGGCTCTCTTCGTCCCCTCGTTGTAAATCTGCTCCGCAGCCGTAATAGGCATTTCGCCGGACACATGATCGGAACCGGCAACCATGATATACGGGACTTTCCCGTTATTGTTCACGAATGTCATGAAGACTTCCCCTTTCTTTGTTCCATGCTTCCACATCGACACCAATTTTCTTCAACTGCTCTTTACAGAGCCAAGTGTAATCGTCCGGCATTTCGTAATGCTGGATAAGCCGGTCATGTTCCGCCGAAAAAGCCTCATAGAACCTACGCAAGCGTTTCGGGCCAAACCCAAGGTGAACCATGAGGGTGTAGAGAACCATAGCGTCAATATCATCGGTGTACCGTCTATCGGCCTCGATGATTTGCCGGTTGATCTCCATTTCCATAGCCTTTTTCTCTGCGGCGGTAAAAACTGCTCCGTAGATTTTTCCTCCGGCCTTTTTAACCATCATGGCTCACACCTCAATGTCCTCAAAGAAGACCGGGTATCTGAGCGATAAGAGGTCATAGAGCATTCTGGCAATCCGGCGCATATCCGGGTGAGCTGCGGGAGCGGTACGGAGTTTGATGAAATGCCGCCATTCCCGGAGATTGGCCGTCATAACCACTTCGGTTTTCAGACTGTTTGGTAACACAGACCGGGCTTCCTGCGGAGAACAGCCAATGTCCAGGAGGGTGAAGTAATTTCCCTCAGCCTCCGAACAAGCCTTTTTCCACACGGTATAGGGATAATACCCCGGAGAAGTCCATGCCGGAGAGATAACGGTGATCTCCGTACCGAACTGCTCTTTACTGTAATTGCAGTACCGGGTAGACTCCTGACAATAGGAGGCCAGCCGGTGGCGGACGATCTCATGACTCACTCCCCGGTCACAGATAAACCGGACGGTCACAATACCATGTTCAATGACGGCTTCATGGCCTCGCTTCAAGATGTTTCTGACAAACTTCTCTGCGCTGTCCTCAGTGATCTTGCTTTCAGACTTGTAGCAAGTGCGCCCAGCCTGTTCAATCAGAGAGAGAATGTTCAGATAAGAGGGAGCATTGACAAGCTCCACGCTGGGTTCAATAATCTTCATGGTCAGACTCCTTCCACATGGCTTGCCAGCATATCGGCTTGATGTGTCCAAAGGACATTCGGATAGATTCTTACCGCTCTGGTGTAATCGTTCCACTCTTCCTTCGAGCAAAAGGCTCCCATGTGATACCTGATACACATGATCTCTTCCTCAGTCAGAGCGTAGAACTGAGAGAGAAGCATGACCGATTTATCTCCATGCCCTTTCAGAAGAGTGTCCGGGTTATACTCCCACTCATGCTCGGAATACAGTTCGGTTCCGTTCAAAAGGTGAAGGTCTAACTTCGGGTGACGGTACTGGTCAATCTTACAGAGATCGTGAAACATTCCCACCAGATAGGGAGAGCGGCAATTCTTCCACTTCAACTGACAACTTTCGGTCAAGCCGACCAAGTGTTTTGCCACGGCGAGAGAGTGGTCAAAGAGGCCACCTTCATGATTGCCATGATACTTAGTGGAGGCGGGAGCATGGAAAAATCCGTTTGTCACAAGCCAGTCAATCATGTTGACCGTGACTAAAGGGCTTCCGTCCGGGAGTTTCATAAAGTCCAGAAGAGAATTGAGTCTTTCATTTTCAGTCATGGCAGACACCTTTCTCATACTCGGGAACACCTTCCTCATATTCGGGCCGGTGAACACTTCTTTCGGGGTCAAAGCCATCGGGATAACGCTCCCGCAGCTTGTCGATATTGTGCTGGGCCACATCTGCGAGGGACACGCCCAGGCCGGTAGCGGTCTGCGCCACATACCACAGCACATCTCCCAACTCGTCAATCAGCCGGTTCGGGTCAAAGGTGTGCCCCTGAAACTCAACCTTTTTCAGAATGTCAATGCACTCTCCGGCCTCACCGTTCAGGCCGTAACAACCGTTCCGAATTTTGTCCCAGGGGCAAAGATCGCCGGAGGTACGGTCTGCGGCTTTCTGGTAATCATTGAGCGTCATTATCGGCAACCTCCATTTCCAGTACGGTCATGATTGCGTAATTGGCAAGATCAATCAGTGTGTCCCTGATAGACTCGTCACTAACCTTCTGCTCCCCAGAGCGGGAAAGGGTCTTAAACCGGTTAAACTTATCCCCCAGCCTGATACGGGCCATAGCCATGCCCTCTTCAACAAAGGTCTGGTGAAAACTGTCCCCGTAATCGTGATTTTTCCGGGCATAGAGATCGTTGATTTCCTCGCAAATCTCTCGGTGCCTTTGCACCTTTGTCTTTGTCGTGGTCAAAGTATCTTATCCTCACTTTCCACAGGTTTTTCAACAAATCATTGGAGAGGGAGAGGGTGAAAACCGCTCTCCCTCTTCCGGTTTTACCCTAACAGAGCGTTCAGGTCAAAAGAGGGCTTTTTAGCCGTCTGAGAGGCCGCAGGAACGGGTTTCGTGGCCGGGGCGGGAGTGGGGGCCTCTCCCTCAATCCAGCCCTCAGAGGGCCGCTTATCGGCCAGCCGAGCAAAGGTAACAGTCTTGTCGGGCTTGTTCTTGTTCGGCTGAACATCATGCTCCACATCACACTCGATGAAGCACCCCACAAGGTCTTCGTGGTCGATCTCGGTCAGGGAGAAATCATTGAGAGCGGTCTTGGCAAAGTAACTGAAAGCGTTCAGGGCACCTTCATTGGGAGAGCCATCGGTTTTCAGAAGAGAGAAGCGTTCAATGTGCTTGGCTCCGCTCTGGGTCTGCATGGTGATCTCCAACTTGCCAAAGGCTTCCTTGTAATTGACCGCCGTGATTTTGAACACATGGGTTCCTTCGGGAATGAGGGTAAATCCCTCACTCAGTCCAATTTTCGCCATTGTAGGTATCCTCCTTAAACTTCGTTATTTACCGGGAAGATGATACCTACAAGTTCGTCATCATCGTCCGGCAACTCGGGGTATCTCTTGACCAACAGAGCCTTTGCCACGGTGGAGTTTGTGTCAATGTCGTAAGCATAAAGGATTTCACACAGGTCAGACTTCTCAATCAAAGACCAGTCATCATTACTGATCTTGATGGACAAGGTGCCGTCTTTGGTCTTAAAGACCCGAATGCAATCCTTAATGCCACCATCGGGGAAAGGCATAATGGCCTCTGCCAGTTCCGCATATTCGGTATGGCCGATCTGGTCAATCATCTTGTCGATTGCTTTCGGCATATCCTGAATGGCCTCCGCTGTCACGCTTCTCACCGTGGGAGGGATAAGCATGAACACAGAGGGGGAGGCCAACCAGCGGTCAGCGAAAGGAAGATCATCAACTCCCCGCTTGTAAATAACACCGCTGGAAGCGAGGGACTTCACGAATTTCTCAAATTTCATAGCACCCCTCTTACTTCTTCCTGTCTACCCAGATAGCGTAGACAATGCTTGCCATCAGTTCTACCATGACGGTAGCCAGAACACCGGCCACAAAGGGGTCAATATACATTGTTTAGTCCTCCTTAATCATTTTCGGAGTAATCCGATAGGTGTCTTCCATGGTGGTGTACTTCTCCAACACCCCGTCCGCTTTCATAGCGTCCTTGTTGATCTTAGCGGTGGAAGAACGGCTGACCTCCCAGGTGTAAGCCTTGCCGGTGATAGATACCTTCTTGTCACCGTCCCGGAATTGCGACATGGCAGACTTCTTAATCATGTCGGTCAGGGTCTTGTACCGTTTCTCGTCTTCCGCTACCTCTGCGGCATGAGCGTCCAGTTTGGCTTTCAGAGCCTCTGCCTCAGATACCAGATCAGCCAGATCGGTTTCCGGGGACAGGCTATTGGTGCGGAGAACCTTCAAGATTTCTGCGTCCTGCTTCTCGTCATAGGCAGGAGAGAGGCCGGTTTCCACATGGTCTTTCCACCATTTCAGAGCCGGTTTCACATACCGCTTTTCAAAGTCCGGGTAACGCTCAGACACCTTGAAAGACCGGGTAATGGTGTTTGCGGAGCTGCACACAAAGTTCTCAGGTGCTTCATAGTCAGAGGGGTCAAGGAAGGAGGCCACCATGATAACACGGTCTACACCCAAGAGATGTGCATAGAGCGTAGCTTGCAGAGCATAATACTCGGGAATGTCCTCAACCCAATCCTCCACCCGCTTAGAGGTCTTCATTTCGAGAACAGCCAAGGGCTTACCAGTCTTGTCGCAGAGAAGGTAGTCCCACATACCTCCGAAGACAGCCACATCGGGGAAGAAGTCACCAAAGGTCTTCTTGAAGTAGTCCTTCCCGAACCGGTCAGTCGGAGTCACCAGATTACTCATGAAGTAGGTGTTCTTCATGTACTCCGCCTGTTTCGGCTCGATGATCTTACCGGCCTTAGTGTAAATGGTGTCCTCGAAGGGCTTATGGTAAGTGCGGGTAATCTCGCACCACACCTCAAAGGGGGTAGACCAGGGGTTCAGCCCCAGGACGGTAGCGAACCGGGTAGCCGTCAGTTTCTTAGGACGCTTGGGAGGTACGATCTGAATTTTGCCATCAAGCCATTTCATAATTAACCCTCCTGCGCTTCGTAGGCCGTCAGCATATCCGCAACTCCGGCGATCAACTGGTCACACACATCAGCGGTAATTTTGGTGAACCCTTCGGTCTTAACCGCAACGCTCTGAACAAAAGACTCCTGATCGGGGTCAAGTTCCATGAGTTTTTTCAGAGAGGTTTTCAGATTGGTAATCTGTTCCTCACTGGCGGCATTCTCGGGAGCTGAGGTCAGTTCGGATTTGATCTCCTGACGCTGTTCCTGAGTGACAGGGGCTTTCCGGGGCTTCTTGGGGGCCGGAGTGGGAGTATCTTCGCCGTCATCTGCGCCGGAGATGTTGTCAATGCTGTCGGCCTCGATAATGTCAAGAACCAACTGCCAGAGATACCGGCGCATATAGGTGATAGAACTGCCGAGGGCCTGCATTTCATTCGTAACCACCTTGCCGGTATTCGAGATGATGGGGCTGATCTGCGTGAACGGGGCCTCAAACACCACCGGCTCTTCGTCCCGGTCATCACAGTTATAGACTTTTGCGGTGGCAAACTCTTTGCCAACGCTGGGAACCATTAGAAGACCAACCTCGGTGAAGATCGTCTCAGCGGTGGGAACAATGTCTTGCAGCTCGAAATACATGAACTCCAAGTGAATGTTCTTGCCGGTCTTCTTCACCCCGGCTTGCAGGAACTTCAACCTGGCAATCTGTAACTTCGCAAGGACATTCATGGTGCTGTAATCAACAGCGGGAGCGGGATTTTTGGTAGCCATCTGTTATACCTCCTGAAACTTCTTCAAAAATTTGTGAGAGCTGATATACTCGTTCAGTTTGGCTCTCTGCTTTCCTGCGGCCCTACGGCGGTTGAAGAACAACCGTCTGCGCTCTGCTCTTCCGGGATTTTTCTTCATACTGAACCCTCCAATAATTTCAAAAGATTTCGTTTTGTGACGGCAACCATTGTGTCACCGGTCAACATCTTCCACCTGAACTTCCGGTCTTTCGGCACAAGGTCAAGGTCTTCCGCTTGAAACCGGAGATCGAAGTCATGAACGGTATGACCGTCTGCATGAAAGGAAACGGGGGAGTCCCTATCCCATTTCAAAAGAAGTTTCCAGAGATCGGGGTATTCTCTTCTTAGAATTCTTAATTGGTCTATCCCTTGATTGTGACAAAACCAACACCCCCCCCGTGTTGCCGTGGTATAAATCGGAGATAACAAGTCCCGCTCTTCACACCACTTCCGGCAATCGGCCTCCGTCCACCCGATTTCCACAAGGGGCATTTTGAACCCCGGCTTGTCATGCCTCTTTATGCGCTCAGGCTCGTCAACGGCTATGCCAAGGTACTGCACAATATTTATTCCGGCTCCTTGTGCAAGGGAGCTACGTGAAAACCCGGCGTTTGAGGTCGCTGGTACACCACGGCCCTTTGATGATCGGGAACCCGAGGATAAGACCCGTCTTTGAGTTTCTTGCACCATGCTCCAACTGTGAAGGGGAAACCGCAAGGTTGCTCGTTTGAGTTGACTTGTTGCGCCGCACCCCCCCCCGTGCCGTTGCCAACCGCTAATTGCTTCACGAGAAACAGCGTCAAGAAGATTTGTTTTTAGACGATCATTACACCAAGCCCCTTTTGTATATGGAAACCCGGCATAACTTTTGTCATCAAACCTTCCACCTTGCTTTCGTTTTGGAATGTGATAAAACAACTTTTCATAGGTTAATTTCTCACCATTCCGAGTCGCACATAAATGTTCCACTTCAATCCCGTATCGCTCTCGAATGATTTCATCAGCCCTTGCTTTGAACTGAACCATTGGAGGCAAATCGGCCGGAATATCATCGGTGGCCCAAACTTCGGCGTGAATAATCCGGCCGAGCGGCCAACCTAACTCTTCAATGGCTCCCAGACAGGCTAAACTATCCTTACCATAGGAGAGCGAAAGGACATACTCAGTGTTAGGTTTTCTCTGCATACCCTATTCCTCCAATAAGGACAACAGGGTTTTCTTCACCTTGTTCACCTTCCGAGTGTTCCTTTTCGGGGGCTTCTGCCCGAGAAAATCACGAACATACCGCTTTGCCAACCGGACATACCAATCACGGTCAACAACATCAATGGTCAAGTGATTATCGTTGTCCACGACACATCTTGCGGGAAGACCGGCGATCTTAACCGGATTGCCCGTGGATAGGTGCATTTTGTAGAGTGTTCCGAAACGGTGATCTTCGGTAGCATACACTCGATTGACCTTCTGCACCACTTTCATTTCCCCGTCCACTTCGTGGAGAGCGTCACCATACTTACTCCCGGCCTTGGCTACCAACTGGAAATCCAAGAGCCGATCACATTCCATGATGGTCTTCTCCACCGGCACCCCATAGGCCAGATAATCTTTGACCGCCCTGGCTACTACACAGGCATTATTGTTGATGTTGAACGCTCCTGCCGGTGCAATCCCCCGAACAAGAACCCCGCCTTTGATTTTCGGATTTCCCTCGAAAGGAACTTCGACATAATTGTTCACATCTTTTTGACAGATCATCTTTATCAGGTCTTCTTCCAACTCAAACCCGGTTCGATGTTCCCATTCCTGAGTGATCTCCTGATACCGGGCAACATCGGTGTCATCAAGGCTGACCATGATACCATCGGTGTTAAGCTGGATAATCTTCAAAGACGGGCACTCCTGAGTGAGATGAACGGCCATTTCAAGTAGCTGCAACTGGCCTGAGATACATACTGACCGGCCCATGAGAGGGTCATAGAGGTCGTTGTACTGATTAAGCATGGCTCCATAGGTGGTGTTCAGCACCAGTTTCAGAGCGTTTGCCGTGGACTTATCCCCAGACTTCTTGGCCTTGACTCTCCGTTCAATGGTAGCGGCGTACACATCAGGAGAAGGAATATTTCGGCTACAATACCCGTTCAAGATCATCTGGTGCGGGTAGTAACTGGCAACATCTTTGTTCCTGATAGAGCGGGTTTCCGTGGCCTCTTCTCGGTAACAAGGGATTGCTCCATGAATGCCTCCGTAAGCAATCGTACAAGGGCAGTCACCAACGATAATCTCTAATTTTTCTTTGAACACTACCTCATTGGGAATACTCATGTCTTTCAGCCGGTCAAAGAATGCAAATACTTCCGGGGGAATGTATTCCCGAAGAAGAGTAGGCGGGTACTGGTACTCACGCTCGTCATAGTGGGGCTTCGGCTCTGCGTCAAGGTAAGCTGCAGTCAACTTGGCATTGGTCATGTAAAGAGCCTTAGTGGGATAAATCCCTTTCTCCTTACCCAGAGTCAACTTGTTCGACAGATAATCTTTTCGCAGATCGTCCAACTGATCGGTAGCGTCTACATCGTGCTTGCAGTAGAAAATGACTTCATCAAGTTCCTGCTGAGTGAGAGGACGATCAAGGTTGAAATCCACGGTTGTTTCCCGAATATCCATTCCCAAATGTGCTTCAATGGCTTTCAGGGATAACCCCATCTGGCAATCGTCCATAAGATCATACTGGTCAAAATAGACCCGGCTCTCACGGAGAGCGGGGTGTTCCCACCCTTCATGCCCTTGCACGATGATGAAATCATTGACCGCTTTGACCTGTTCCGGGGTATAATCACATAGGACGGCTTTCAAAATGAACTGGTCATAGTGCTTATTATTGAACCCGCCCAAGAGAGGTTCTTGCTCCATGAATTGCTTCATGGCCTCATTGTCATTGTGAATGATGGTGTATTCTCCGGTAGCCTTGTGCTTAAAGACAAAGAGCCAATCGAAAGCGAAAACCTCACAGTCAAAGATATAGCGGTCATCAATCATTTTTCATATCACCTCCCCATTGTTCGGCTATTGCTTTTGCGATACCAGGAAATGTTTTTGAACGAATTTTGGGGTCACGCTCTTTCCTCCCTTGAAATTTCCTATAATTCCCATGAGCGTCTTTACAACCTCCATTCACATACGGGGTAACTCCTTCTCGAATAATATCGGTAGGGATAAGGGGGGGAGGTTTTTAAGCCAAAGGCAAGTTCTCTTCGTGTAAGGATGGCCGAACCACCATGGCTGTATCGCTTGGGTGTATTCCGGTAATTGGTGAATTCTTCCGGGTGTCGGATTTTCAACACAAATTTTCTGGCAATCCGCTTCAAGGAAACGCATGAAAAAGGCTTTCGCTTCAATGGCTTTTGCCATTCGCTCTTCGTTGATCTTACCTTTTACCCGTAATCGCACAGAACCCGCATTGGTGAGATAGGTACACGGAGGAAAAGCAATCAGTAAATCCCATGTACCAATGATTGCGTGAAGATCACCGTCCATCGTGACAAAGGGCTTGTTGCCGTTTATAAGAGGAAGCACATCGGCCTGAATATGCCATTCTGGGTGTCCACCGGAACATTCTTGGGTATCACATGAGTAGGCTTCGTGTCCTAACTTCCGAAAAGCAATACATACTGCTTGGCTTTCTTCACAGGCCACAAGCACTTTCACATTACCGCCCCCTCTATCCAATAACAACCAAGTTTGCGGTAAGTGGTACACCGTTTCTTGAAGCTGCGGACAAGGTACTGAATACCGTTGTCCACATAATCGTAAACAACAGGTGTCACCTTTCCTTCAAAGGTACGGGCTACCCGGCCTACACTCTGAGCGATCACGGCGTAATCCTTTTGGGGAGTCACCAGATAGAGCCGGTCAAGCCGGGGAATGTCCAGACCTTCTTTTGCCAAGGCATAGGTAGCAAAGAGGAAGTGTTTCTTTCCGGCTCTCATGTCCTCAATGGCCTTTTCTCTCTGGGCTTTGCCCCTCTTGGAAGTCATTTTTCCATCTACCATGACTGACTTATCTCTCAGGTCTTTCGGTAAGTGCTTCATGAGATATTCCAAGTGTGCAAGCCGGTCTGACAGAATGAGATTGTAGTGAGTGAAATTGGAAACCAAATCAGCCACGATCTGACCATTCCGGCACATATTCTCAGCCAGATAATTTACCAGCTTCGCATAGATGATCGTACCGTCAGTATCAAGGAACTCTTTACTCAGGCCAATGTTCGTGTACTTGGGGAGAATGCTGACAGTCATGATCTTGTCCGCTACGGCTTCGTCCGGCACCTGATAGGCTATCTTCCCGAGTAGGGCATAGGTGGCTGCGATCATGCCGTCTGCCCGGTGAACCGTTGCAGAGAGGCCGTATTTATGCCGTGCGGCCAGAGCATTCAACACCTTGGAGAACTGCGTGACTGCGGTAGGTGTACCGGCTACCCGATGGCACTCGTCCACGATGACACAACCCCAAGTGTCCTTATACCGATCAAGGTCGAGGTTGCACATGGTCTGAACCGTAGCAAAGGTGATACCTCTGCCAATGTGAACTCTTCCCTCGGTGATCGTGCCGGTCAAGTCAGGGTTCATATACATCTCAGCCCGGTTTTTGCTTTGCAGAAGCAAATCTCTCGTGTGGGTCAGCCACAGTGTCTTTTCACCTATCGCACAGGCCAGAGCAATTCCGATCTGGGTTTTTCCCGAACCCGCCGCACTCTGCAAAATTCCCTTTCCGCTTTCCACCAGGGCGGCTTTCGCCTGTTCCTGATACTCATAGAGGGGGACAACACACTGGTAATTTACCGGTTCCTGCTTGGCAAATTCCATGGACACATCAATGAACGGGGATAGCCTGAGAACATCATTGAAGCACCCATAAGGGAGAACCAGTGTGTTTCCGTCCCACTCCATCAGATACAACTTCTGGGGAGTGTTCCCGAGCCAAAGGTTCATTCTGGCCTTTTTAGTGTAGTCCGGGTTTGCCAATACCAAATTTTTCTTACACCACGCAATCAGTTCCGGGGAAGGGTCTTCAATGCGAAGCCGGTTTGATACTACCATCCGCATTTCAACACCCACGCTTCCAGAGGAAGCCCATACTGACGAATTTCCGGGAAGTAGATGGATTTTCGAGTCAGCATGAAACTTTCCATATCTGCCAGAGATAGGAACCAGATTTCTCCGTTTGTCAGGAGAAGAGCGAACCACCCTTCTCCGTTTCCGGTCTGCCTCCACAATCTCATAGCCGAATACTGATTTTCTTCAATCCGATCAAGACGGAAAATGTTTTTCTCACAGACCTTGCAATCAATGGGATAGGTATAGCCGTGTCGTGCGGCAATCACATCGAAGGGCTGACCTTGCTTGTTCTGAGCGAGGTTGTGCGCCCAGAAACCATAATCCGAAAGCCTACGGCATAGCGTCTGCTCGAAGGAAGTACCCACCTTGCGGTTATCATTGGTCATTGAAATCACTCTCCATTTCCGCAATGTGTACCGTCAGGTCATGAACCTTGGCTTTCAGATCGGTAATAGACCTTGCCAGATTGTTTTCCCGCTCGACCTGTTCTTCCCGTAAGGCTCGGAAATACCGGAGAGTGTCATAACCCATATACTTGTCAATCAAGTATTCGAGATCATCAACCGACAACAAGGTTTCGTTCTTTCCGTCTATCAGCGTAATAACCCTTGAGTATTGCATATCTTCTCCTTTCTCACCGCCCCTTCCGGGGCGGGATAATACGAGATTTTGGATTAAACGCAGAAGCCGAAGGACACGCCACGACTGCAGCCGGCGCCGCTACTGCGGGCGCTACCCGAACTGGACACCGTGCAGAAACAGTTGCCGGCGTCGGAATAAGGAGAACGCTCCCACCGCCAATCCCGCTCACCGTTTTGCTTGCGCTTCCCGTACTCGGTATTCTCCTGACGATACCAGTCATACCACTTGCCCTCTCCGCCGATAGAGTAAATCTTCCGGCCAAAAATCTCCTGCTCAGAAAGAATGAACAGAGGGTCACTGGTCAGCCCGATCTTTTTAGAATTTCCGCCAAGGCCGGTCTGCTTCGTGCAAGAGCGGATAACGACTTTCAAAGTATAAGGAAGAAGAGTAGAGATTTCCTCATTCAGAACTCTCCGCAGCTTGGAAGCCTCCCAGCCGCCCTTGTTCGTCCACTCATCATTCATGACATAATCATCGTTCAGGGTTTCCACGGTTTCAAAGGTGATCGGGAGAGGGTTCCCATCACTGTCCACATCATGGTAGAACCCGATGATACGAACCGTAATGGTCGTTCCATTGGTCAGAGGAACTTTCTTGGTGTCACCCAAGGCAAACACCTTATCGGCCATGCCGGACTCGGCATACATAGCGATTTCCTTCCAGGAGCAATCTTCCAGTTTCATCTTCGGGAGATCGGGAACTACGCAAATCCGGCCATCAGCGGGAACCTTGCAGCAAGGACAAACCGGGGGCTTCTGCATAGTGGCAATGACTTTTCTCTGGTAATTGATCGTCTGCTCCATCTTCTCAAACTCAGCGGCAAGCTGAGAAAACACATTCTTATTCATGCGTACCATGTGAAAATCTCCTTTTCAATTTTCAAATTCTCTGATATAATCAGATTGAGCTTTTACGCTTGCCGCTTTCCGGTCTGCTACACCGGGAGCGGCTTTTCTTTTTCTCAGGGATATAGGGGTCAAATGCACCGGCCAGTTTGCAGAACACATAGAAACAGGCCAGGGCGAAGATCATGTGAAGTGTTCCGGTGCTGAGAGATAACATATCCTGTTCCACAGCCCCGATTGCCCCGTAGAGCCAGAAGAACGAAAAAAACGCCAAGACTCCGAAAAACTTTCTCATTCTGTCACCTTCCTCCATGTGTACTCTTTGCCGGTTCTCTGTCTGTACCAGTCCTCAAACTCCTTCCGGTGTCCTTCATCGGTGAAATACTCCCGGACTCTCTGAGCCAGCAACAGGCTTGCGGCTCTGGCCTGGGCTTGCACTTCCGGCACAAACATACTCATGGCTTGCACGGCCCCATACGCTCTTCATACTCTTGCAGGATAGAAAGGGAACGGCGAAGAATTTCGTCCGCTTTGCTACCGGTTCGGACACCGGCCAGCGTTGCCGACATTTCAAACTTGTCGGTCATCAGTCCTTCATCGGACAACTGCCGAATGAGCCAGGTGTAGGTCAGGCTGAAACCTTCCACAAGGGTTCTGATCTGCTCCGCAATGCTGGTGCGCTCAGGCTCACTCAGCCGTACCACAGGTGCGTCAGGTGTCCAGTAGGGGCGAGGGGTGGGGGTTGCTCCCATCGTGTTACCTCCCTTCATTCGATTTACAACAAAAGTTATAAATTATCCTTGCAAGGGAAACTCTCTTATGCTATACTGAACTTGCCACAGACCAATAAGCATTCGAGATTTCCTTTTGACCCCTCGGATTTGTATTGCCTGTTTGTAACTTTCGTTGTTGTTATGAGTATAATCCCTATATCGGGATTTGTCAATAGGCAAGACAAGGATTTCTCAAAAATTTTCCCGCTAACGGGATTGGAGGGAAACCCGATGACATTCTATGAGAGAGTAACTGCACTCCGTAAAGAGAAAGGCGTAAATCAAAAACAGGTTCAAGATGAACTTGGCCTTGGCAAAAATGCTTTCGGTGACTGGAAAAGAGGTGTAGTACCTCAGTCTGCCACGCAGCAAATCCTTGCTCAATATTTCGGCGTATCAGTTGACTATCTCATGGGGAAAACAGATAACCCCATTCCTCATTCAGATCAGATCAAAGAGTATCTGCCCTATGAGAAAAGGGGTAAGCGTCCTGTTATCGGTTTAGCCTCCGCTGGGGTAGGAGTGATTGCGGAAGAGATGATTTTAGGCTGGCAGTATGTAGATGATGAATTTGACAATGAAAATTGCTTTTGGATTAAGATTGCTGGGGATAGTATGTCCCCGAAAATTGATGACGGCGATTTAGTCCTTATCCAGCGTGAAGTAGACATTGAAGACGGCGATATTGTAGTGGCCGTTGTAGATCGGCAAGACGGCTTTATCAAACAAGTCTACATGGAAGAGAATGTTCTTACCCTACATTCTTTCAATCCCTACTACCCAGATATGGTCTTTAAGGGAAACGAAATTAAACAAGTCCGTTTTGTAGGTAAAGCCCGAGAGGTGAAAAGAATTCTATGAAAAAATTCAAATTCCCTATCGACCTTTCCATGCTGACAGAGGAAGAGATCAACCAATTCCGGGAAGACCCTTCTACTCTATTTCAAGGAGAGATTGATGTATGTCTTTACCTCCGGTTTAGTTCGGAACGGCAAAAGGAACAGTCCATTGAAGGACAACTGCGGGACTGTATAGCCCATTGCAAACGGAAGAGTTACCGAATTGTAGCCATCTTCGTTGACCGTGCTACCACGGCCCGGAAAGATGTAGAGAAGCGAGTCCACTTCCAAGAGATGATTACGGCCAGCGTACATCAGACATGGAAACTAGTCATTGTTTGGAAACTTGACCGCTTTGCCCGGAACCGGGAAGATAGTGCCGTCTTCAAAATGAGGCTCAGGAAGAACGGTGTCAAGGTTGAGTCTGCCACAGAGGGTATCTCTAAAAACCCGGAAGGTATCATCTTGGAGGCCGTCTTGGAGGGTATTGCTGAATACTACTCCGCTGACCTCTCCCAGAAGATCACCAGAGGCATGAGGGAGTCCGCTTTGAAGTGTCACAGTATCGGCGGTCATGTTCCTCTCGGCTACAAGATTGAAGATCACAAACTGGTCATCAATCCCAATACCGCTCACATCGTCCAAGAGGCTTTTGAACTCTATGCCAATGGAGAAACCGTGGCCGATATTTGCCGTATGTTCAACACAAAGGGCTACCGGACAGCCAAGGGAGCCGAATTCAACCGGAACAGTTTCAAATCCATGTTCCGCAACAAACGGTATATCGGGGTCTATACCTACAAAGAGATCGAGAAGGAAGGTGGTGTTCCAGCGATCATTGACAAGGAACTGTTTGAAACCGTCCAAAGACGGCTTTCAGCTAATGCAGAAGCTCCGGCAAGGGGCAAGGCTAAGGTAGACTACCTCTTAGCCGGAAAGCTGTTCTGCGGCCATTGTGGAGGCTCTATGAACGGGGAAAGCGGCACCAGTAAGACCGGCACCGTCCACAACTACTACACCTGTTACACCCGGAAGCGTCAACACTCCTGCGATAAGAAACCGCTCCGCAAAGAATGGATAGAACAGGTCGTGGCTCAGGACGCTATGAACCTGTTGACCGATGACGCTATTCAGGAAATGGCTGACATGGCAATTTCCCAGACCGAGAGGGACTTGCGAGAGAACACCCGCATTCCCGAACTGTCAGAGAAAATGAAGGAAACCGAAAGCGGTATTGCCAATATCACAAAGGCCGTGGAGAAAGGCATTGCCTCTGACGCTCTCATGAACCGTCTGGTGGAATTGGAGAAGGAAAAGAAAAATCTTCTCCGGTTGCTGGCCGAAGAAGAAAAGTATGTCTGTAAGATTGACCGAGATCAGATTATCTATTGGCTCACTAAATTCAAGGACGGAAACATTGAAGATGAAAAATTCAAGAGGATTATCATTGACCTTATGGTGAACTCTGTCACAGTCTGGGACGAGCCTGACGGCTTCCGCATTACCACCGCATACAACCTAACCTCCTGCAAAAACAAGACTTTCCGAATACCCTCTTCCTCTGACAAGGGGTTCGGATTTGAGGGGTTAGAGTCCACCATTGAGCGCAAATCCGAACCCTGTTTTGTGTGGGGGACGATTTTCGTTCAAACAAAAAGACACTCCTTGCCGTAAATGGCAGGGAGTGTCCTCTTTTTATCTCTTTTGGGGTTCGACTCTCCATCGAAAAAGTTCGACTCTCCGATGGGGTCAGCCCTTTTCACCGGTAAATCCGTTAGCCTTGGCACATCGAAGTGCCCCGAGTATCATAGTGTCCTGAGCCAAGGTTCTCTGTTTCAACTCATAAAGCGGGGTTCCCCGATGTGCGTCCCATTCAATAAGTTGCTTCTTATCGTGGGTCACGACACCGACATACAGATTTATCAGCTTGTCCAATGTCAGGTCAGTCAGCACTTGCATTTTATCACCCCACAGCGTCATCTTCGGAAGAGGACTTGTCCTTAACCTTGATACCAAACAAGAGGGCCAATTCCACCGTCCACGCAGAAAACCATGCCACAGTCAATTCCGATGAAATCATGTGGTCGTGGAAATTGGCGATCAGAACGACCACGGTGTACCAGAACAGATTGAACATGGAGAAGATCGTGAAGAGGGTTCTCTTCTTGATTTTCTTCCGAGGTTTCTTGGCTACTCGCTTGCCGCTCATGATCTCAACCTCATTTCTTCAAGTAGGACGCAGACGCAAATCCGATATAGGTCACGCCATTGTAGGTGAATTTCACATACAACCACTTCACGCCGCCTACCAGCGTGTAATAGCCGTAGTTCTGAACCTTCGTGCCCTTGGGGATAGCCACCAGCACTTTGTTGTTCGTTCCAGCGGCATTCCGCACATTCAGGCCACTTGCTGCGGTCACGGTATAGGTTCCAGCCAGGGATTTGTCAAAGCCGGTAGCCACGCCGGTAGCCTTGACCTCCTTACCGGTGGAAGCGGAAGAAGTGTCCTTCTCAGGCTCAGAAGCCTCCGTCTGGCCGCTGTATTCCACATAGGGGATATGACCGTGCTTCTTCCATGTCCGGGCGTTGTAGCCGCTCTTAGAGCCGATATTGGCAACAGCGGTGATCTGCACACAGTTGTCCCATTTCGGGGTACACTCGACAGCCAGACCGTCACCGATGTAGATACCGATATGGCCGGTAGTCCATACCACCTCGCCGGGTTCCATGCTGTTCCACCCGGTAGTAGAAGCGTCCGGGCACTTCTTAATCATGCTGTCTGCCCCAATGTCGGGAACACCATTGGAGGCATACTTGGCACCGCCATAGGTGGCGTTCTGATCGCCGTCCCAGCCCCATAAGATACCCTTGATAAGGCAAACGCAATCAAACCCAAAGGTGTCCGCAGAAGCGGCGTTAATCATCTTCACACGAGCCGCAGCTTTGTTGTAGGAATGATTGGCGGTGTACCGCTTCTTATTGGCCGCAGTCATAGGGGCACCGAAGCACCCCATGACATAGAGCGTCTTGTAGGTCTTCGCAATGTCAATGGCCTTGCTGGCCAGTTCGCTTGCTTTCATCATGGCTTATTCCTCCTTAGTGCCGCTGTCCATCAGGTCTTGTGTCCGCTGGCTCTGAGTGCCGAAGTAGAACGCAATGATGACAGCATAAATGGTCATGAAATCCTGGCTGATCTGATTGGTACACGCCATGTACGCAAATACACAGGTGAGAGCCAATGTCACCAGACTCTTGACGGACAGAAGATTGGACAGACGCTTGATGATGTTTTCCATAATGTTCTCCTTTCCTGTTTGGTGAGTATTTTGGTGATAAATCTCTCACTACCGGAAACCATTGCGCCACAAGGGATTGAGGGTGATTTTGTCACCCATTTTTCATTTTTCGTGTATAAACTCCCTTATAGGACGCAATATATAGAGGACTTTACTGCAAAAGCCTTAGATTTATCACCAAACTCACCAAAGCACACTAAATTTGTTTTGTGGGGACACTAAATTATTTCAGTCATTCGGGCTTGTGGAAGTCCTCTAAGTCAGAAATCCGATGATTGATGACCTTGATTTGTTCCTCTACCACGGGCATTCGCTTGGCAAAATTGTTGTGTTCCCGGACTTCACGGGTCAACTCTTCCAGTTTGGTGTCCATGACAGCCTGAGTCTTACTATTGGCGATCAGGACACCCACCAGAGTAATCCCACCGGAAACAAGTGCGACAATGATAGCCTCCATTATCAGCCCTCCCATTTCTGCCAAGCGGCGGCGTAATCTCCGGGGCTATAAGCAGTCCCGTTGGGGTCAATGCACTCGTAGATATTCCCGTCCGTCCACACCATGAACTCTCCCTGGCGGTACATATCGTGTGCGCCCTGGACAGGGACATAGGGACGGGCCGTGTCAGGGCTTTTGCCATGCAGAGGCCGGTTGAAGGTGTACCATGCGGCATTTCCGGGAACAATGTCCGGGTAAACCGAATTGTCGTAAGCCTGAAAACACTCCCAGGTCTGCTCCCATTCGGAGCCAAGGCCGTCCCCGGCATGAGTGTTGAAGATTTCCCCGACAGTGTGATTTCCCTTCACCCAATCGAGGTACAGCCCGGAAGCCCTGATCTTCTGGTCATCGTCCTCGACCTGTTTCCCTTCCAGCATGAGCCGGGACATATAAATTGCACTGGACAGAGCGTTCAACATTTTCTCGTTCACAGAGATAACCCCCTCTCGATTGCCGCCGCAATAGCGTCCACATCGGCCTGTTCCGCCTTGCCTTTAAGAACGGCCTCCTGCTCCTTCTGATAGGCAACCTCGCTGATCGTGGTCACGCTCACGGTTTCTTTCCCTTCCAGTTCGCTCCTACCCTCAATGTGGTACACAGACCCCTCGATCACAATGCCGTGGGCCTGTTCCTCCGAGCATAGGCCGAAGCACCCGTTGTTCTGCATTCTGACCCATACCGGGGTTGTCACCGTTGCCAGAGGCGTTCCGTCTTTGAGAATTCGATACATTTCTTTCCCAGCCTTTCTTGTTCGGATAGAAGCCGAACATGGATTTGAAATACTGATTGGTGTTCTCTCGAACCTTGAAACTGTTTCCTCGCTTCATGTGTCCGTGATAACTTTCTACGGAATTCCGAATGTCCGAAACCGTCATCTCACCCCTTTCCCATTTCCCGTGAAAGGTTCGCAGCTTGCGCCGAATGATCTTTGTGGAGTCCGGGTTCATCTTCAAAATGACCTTGCCATTCGGAGTGATGATAAACTTGGTCTTCAACCACCGGTAGAAATCGACTAAGGGAATCACCCGAGTCTTTTTCCAATTCAGCCGCAGACCTAACTTCCGGGTCATCTCTTCCAGACCGTACATACCTTCGGTTCTTAGAAAATCAATGTCCTCATGAACGGCATACCCATCGTCCATATACCGGGCATATCCTTCAATCCGAAGTTTCTCCTTGAAAAAGTGGTCAATCGGGTTTGGAAGAAGCAGAGCATTTGTCTGAGAAATCTGACTCCCAAGCCCTAAGCCCACTGGCCCGAAATCCGCAATGAAACTGTCATGCAAGGCACGAATGCGGTCATCGTGAAGCCTCCGTTTTGCTTCCGCAGCCAATGGTCCATGTGGTGCTTCATCAAAATAACTCTTGAAGTCATAGACAAGAATGCCACCGGTCAGGCCATGTTTGCGGTAATGCTTCTGTAAGTGACAGATCATGCGCCGAAGGGCGAAGTCCATTCCCCGGTGTTTCAAACTGGCCGAGTTGTCATAGATGAAAGAAGCGGAATAGATTGGAACAATACAGTAGTCACACAGACACTTTTGCACGGCCCGTTCTGTGATATGGACAGAGCGGATATACCGTTTCTTACCACGCTCCATGATGGTGAACTCATGGAAGCCTCGGTGGTAAAAGTTTCCCTCTTTCAGCGATCTCGCTGTCAGGGCGATATTCGGGATAATGTTGCCGATATAGCGTTGTGTAGAGGATTTCCAGTAAACACCCTTGCAACATTTCTTTCCCGAAAGATATAGGTGTCGGAATGAGAAGACTTCCTCGAAATCGCCACAGGCCATGCTTCGTTTTCTACGAGCCTCGTCCCGTTTGGCTTTTCTTCTTTGATAACGGACTTCTCTTCTTTCCGCACTTGTCATGAAAAGATTTCCCTCCGTACAGTATGATTGTGGGGTACGGGTTCTAACTGCGTAGTAATACCAGCCATGAAATGAGTTACCGTACATCACTCACCATGCAAGAAGCGTCCGGCTGATTACATCGGAGTGCCCCTTTCGGGGTGGGCGCATTTCAGACGATGTGCCCGGAAGTTTTAGCCCATAGGCAGGGTACAAGCCCTCCCTCTGCAAAAGGTACTGATTTCACCCAATGGGGTTACTACGACTGACCTATACGAAGTTGCAGAGTCCGAAGGACACGCCATTACTGTTGCTGGCGTTGTTATTGTTGGCGTTACCCGAACTGTTCACATTGCAGAAATTGTTGTCGTTGTCGGAATTAGGAGAACGCTCCCACCAGTTGTTCGCAGAACAGGTAAGGTTTTGCAGGACTTGACCCAATGAAAAACTTACACAGGGAGGTCTTTATACCTCTCGTGGTCAGCTTTCCGAACCTTGGAGATAAGCTGTGCTTCGTCCGTGATGTACTCTCCAAATTCCTTCATGGCGTGGTCAATCCACGGACACTTTTCAGGGTTTTGAAGAATAGCGTCATAGAGTAAAGTCAGCTTCGGGCTGAGATTTTGAAGGGCGATGTTGGCGTTAATCAGGTGATCTCGCCGCATTTGCGCTTCATGCTGATTGTGCGGGTAGATGTTGTTCGCCGCTCGGACTTCCTCGTGAACCGTGGAAGCCTGCTCGAAGATACGGTTTGTCAGCAGAGGTGCGTATCTTTTAGGAGCCTTGGTGCAGACGGAGAAAGCGTGAAGCTCTAACCGTCTGGCGGTTTCGATAAATTGCATGGAGCTTTCGCCACGCATAGCTTTGATGACTGACACGCCAACATTCCTTTCTTATACCGCCCCTGACGGGGCGGGATTGGTGTTGATGAAACCGGGGATTAAACGCAGAAGCCGAAGGACACGCCATAACCGTAGCTGGCGCTGTTACGGTTGGCGCTACCCGAATAGTTCACAAAGCAGAAATAGTTGTCGTTGCCGGAATAAGGCGAACGCTCCCACCAGGAGTTCGCAGAACCATTGACCTTTTTGACCTTGCTGTTTCCGGCTTTGTAATACGCATATTGAGTACCTTCGCCGGGTACAGAATAAGTTGTAGTGCCGAAAACTTCTACTTCGGACAAAAAAAACAGCTTGTCGTGGGTGGTCTGCGTTCCAGATGTAGACCCGCCGCCTGTGCCAGACAGCTTGTTTACAGACTTCAAAACATTCTTCAAAGCGGCAGGAAGCTGGTTCAGCAGCGTTGCCATTGTGGAGGTACGCATGGTGGAACCATTCCAACCACCGCTATTTGTATTGGAGCCATTCATGGAATAGGTCGTGTTCAAACAATCGACCATCTGGAAAGTGATACCGGCTTTGGTACGAGTTCCGTCCTTGGTAGTCAAGGTATCGTGGTCAAAACCGATGATCTGAAACTGGTAGTTGACCCCATTAACGGCAACCGTTTTGGTGTCGCCTACCTTCCAATAATCTTGTGCCTTTCCCAATTTAGACACGATTGCAATGTTGTCCCAAGTGGTATCGTTCAAAGTGTCGCCCACCACAAAGGGGTCAATATACACGATACCGATGACTTCCAGCGTATAAACTCTGGTCTTCTGACTACCGTTGAAAACATACACGATAGTCCAGTCACCCAGCTCGGTCGGATAAAGCACGGCATAACCATTCGATTGTGCCGTTGCGGTCAGCGTTTTACCCCCCTTGCTCATGGTAACGGTTGTACCGCTGTCTGCCATGACATGAACTTCGGCGGGAGAACCCTTCTGACTCAGGGCATACAGAGCGTCATTTACCGTGGGGTCGCTGCCGCTCAGTTCCAGTGCCGACTTGGTGGTGTCGGACAGCAGATTTGCCTTGCTCATGGCTGTGCCGACCACATCACAGCCTGCGGCGTTCAGACCAATGTCGAGGGTGGCGGTTCCGGCGAGAAGCTGCGTGCGCCATTCCTCGAAGGTTGCAGGCATATCGGTAGGAGCCTTGATAGAACGGGACTTACCGTTGCCCTTGATGACAGTATCTTTCATGAAATTTCCTCCTTACTCTCCGCAGTTATACAGACCAACATAAGCGAAAGCGTTCACCGTGCGGTCGATCTTGGAATACAGCTCGGTTTCTACCTCGGTCAGTGTTGTGTCGATGACATACAGGAGATATTCAATGTTGTTTGCCGTGGAAAAAGTGAGATTGTCCAGACTGCTCGGAACCAGCGGTGCGTCCGAGGGAAGCGTGAGCTGCTTGCGGAGAACCGTCAGGTTGTTCAAGTAGGCTTTCACGAGAGATTGGGTGGGCGTATCACCCATCGCCCAATTCGTCTTTGCCGCAACCACCACTGAGGAAGGGTCATACGGAATTTGGTAAATCGGGTCATCAGCGACTCCTTTCTCCGCTCGGTATGCCGCCAACTGTCCGGGGAGAGAAGTCATGCGGTTGGCGATATAGGCTACCGCCTGCCCCACACGGTTCATGTCCCCGTAATTGTAAGCTCCCTTCATACCAGCCATGTACTCGGTCTTTTCCTCAGCGGAAAGGCTCAAAAGCCCTTCCGTGAGGATTTTGTTTTTCAGGGTAAAAACCCTGTCTACATCGGCCTGTGTGCGGTCGTAGACGAGATTATCAATAATACTCATATCAGACCTTTCACCTTCAACTTTCCGCTCAAAGAGCCGTTAAATGTGATCTCGTCCACCAAGATCAATGCGTCCATTTCATCGGTGTAGAGCGTCTGCAAGCCAATCACATCGCCCACTTCCAACTCAGGATTGCCACGGTATTTTGTCTGATAGGTGTTCTGCATTTGCAGATACTTTTTCACCTGATCGGCAAGAGCGGCGCACATCGTATCGTTGGTGATAAGGGGGTTTTTCTCCTTGTCGATTTCTCCATCGAGAGCTACGGGATAGGAAACGACCACCGAGTTCTCAGACAGAGTTTTGCCGGTAACGACTACGGTTTTAGTGCCGGAGGATAACACCAAATCCGCAGCTCTGGCGTAAATGTTGGAGGATACCAACGAGCCGCCAGAAACAGAGATAGAAACATCTTGTGCAAGACCAGAGAACTCGACATGAAGCTGAGTTTCGGTGGTCGTTCCCTCGAAAAGTTTGGTGGTATCATTTGCCGCCGTGTACGCATACTTAGCGACAGACACCGCTTTGAGCTGGTCGATTTTTGCGATGGATTGTGAGTCCTTATCAATCGAGTCAAAATCCAGCGTGAAGTCCGTTTCACGGTAGTAGAGCTTGCTCACCCGCATACGGCGGTACGGCAGGCCACCGTCCATCGTTACCTCGATCTTGGTACAGTCAATCGCCGCTTCGCTGTTGATAAACACCTCCGCAGAAGTAATACCCTTCACAGTCTGCGTGTCCAGCAGCTTCGTCCCGGCATAATACTTCACCTGAATAGAGGTGGGGTACTCGTCCAAGGGGGTATCAAAGCGGAGAGCCAACACGGGAAGGTCGTGAGAAACATCAAAGGTCTTGGTGAAGGTCGGCTTCATGGTATAAGTGCCATCTGCCGCAGTCATCGCTTCACTGATAAACCCTCGACCGGAGGGGTCGGTGTCTTCGACAATGACCTGATCTCCACCGTCCAATGTCCAGCGGTTCAGTTCCAACGCCGCATAGGTGTTACCGACCTTATTGCCACGGTCAACAGTGTCCCACTCGCTGTACCACAGATGACCGTTATCCGCCCATACGCCGCTGTAAATACCAACCACAGTCACGCCGAAGGGCTTGATGTGAATGATATTGTCATCGTCTGTAAACAGGCGGCAGCGGCAGGCGTGAGCGATCAGTTGCAGACAGTTCATGTGCGAGTCAATGGGGAGCGCCGCCGTAGTGAACATCTGCTTCAAGGTTGGGTCAATCACCCAAGGGTGCGTACCCTGCGCTGTCAGCGTCAGGTCTGCGTCCAAAAGCACTTCCTCAGCCATGTCATAGAAGTTTTTGGAACCGAGCTTACTCTTGTAAAAGGTTCCGGTCATACTTCCAACCAGACCTGTACCCGTAAAGGTAGCCTGATTTTTGGCAACTTTCGGTTTGCTGTTCAACACATACTTGTCCGCTTTCAGCCACTCGACCTTACCCGTGGGAAGCATATAACCGTATCGGAGAGAAATCGGTGACTTCTTATCCAGATAGGCATAAATGCCTTTCGGGTTATCCGGGTCATAATTGTGTTCGTAGTCCAAAAGAACGAACTGCATGGTTTCCTGTGGCAGTCTGCGGGAGAGCGGGTCTACATCGTGAGACTCCTTGATGGAAACAATGTCATCATTTCCAAATTTCTTCTGCACACCGTAGAGAACCTGTTGCAACCGAGGTCGGCGGTACGGGAGGGTGTTCCCCATCGTCAACACGATCTTGTCACAAGAAGCGACCTTCGTATCAATGACCACCTCTGTTCCCTCTACGGGAAGGGTCAGACTTTCCAGTACCGCTCCATTCAGGAAGAAATCAATCGTCACGGTATCAGGCCATTCCTGATAGCGGGTGTCAAAAGTCAGCGTGATACCGGGGAAGGTATGAGGATTGCTGAAAGCACGAGTCAACACCGCAGGGGTGGTGAACTTACCCTCAGCATTACTCATGTGGCTCGAAACAAAGCCGTCATACATCGTCCCGGAAGAAGGAACGATGACCGTATTCCCGTCCAGCGCCCATCGGTTCAGTTCCAACGCCGCATAGGACTCCTGATAATCATATCCGTAGTCCAGCGTGTCGAACTCAGAATAGCTCTGCGCCCCGTTGCTGACCCAATTACCGTCTGTTGCCGCTGCCGTGTCCACCTGAGAGAAGGTGATCTCCACAAAGGACTGCTCACGGAGCAAAGACTTCATCGACAGCTTGTAAGCGTTGCTTACCTGTTTCACGGCTACACCTCCTTAGAACGGTTCGCCGCAGTCAATGATATTGACTTTACAGTTGATGTAGTCCGCAGGAAGCCCCGTGTTCGGGTCAAGATGGTACGGGGTAGCCGTGCGGTCGCCGGGGTACATCTTTCGGGTTGTCCAACGGTTGTTTACCATGTCAGGATAAGTGACCGTCACAAAGAAGTTCTTGTCAAAAATCTGCAACATGGCAGACCACTGTTCCGCTGTCAGATAGCCCCAAAAGAGGTTGTTGAGCTTCTGTTGATCTCTGCCGACCTTCTGGCCTACCACAACGCCGTTGGCATTTCTGGCAGAGTCTACGATAGTGGCAGACAGCAGCTCTAAGCCCCTGCGGGGCTGAGGAAACTTTGTGCCATTGATTGTAATGAAACTTTGCATTTCCTCAGCCCTCCTTAGTAGGCATTACTGAAAGCGCCGGTATTCACACGAACACCTCTGGTTCGGTTATAACGGTCATAAGACTCACCGATCTGATTGTCACCAATATTCACGGAGAAGTCCTTTTCCTCAACGACATTCAGCAGAGCGTAGATAGCGGCGATCACGCCATCGTTGGCAACGGATACGCCAGCGGAGATACCCTCAACGATCTGGTCATTATTGGCAACCGCCGTTCTGCGACCCATCGCACCGACCATTTCCGCACCCGCTTCACGGGCGATAAAGAGCTGTCCTTCGTTCGGGAAGCCGCCGTCTTCAAAGAACGGAATGTGCGGAATATCCACCAATCGAATATCAAACGCCGGAATAAGCGTGATACCCATGACAGACAGGCCATTGAACTGGATATGGAACATATCATTGATTGCGTCAATGACACCGTTCACAAGTCCAATGATGGAGTTTGCCATCTGTCGCACAAAGCGAGTAATGGGGTTATCGTCCAGCGTCCATGCCGCATACGACAGGGACAGACCCGCCGCCAGTACCGCAAGACCAAGGCCAACACCCGCACCGCTCAGACACAGCAGGACACCGAGAACGATCAATGCGCCGCTGAGGATACCCGTGATGACCGATACGACTTTCTTAATGGAGTTAACCACAAAATCCCAATTCAGGGTAGCAACAGCGCCAAGGCTCAATGCGCCAGCCGCCATCAGGCCAAGACCGAGAGGAAGGGCGACTCCGCTTAGAGCAAGGATAGCGCCGACAGCCAAGAGAGCGCCGCCGACAACGGTGGTAATCATGCTGATCTTCTGCTGAACATTGTCGGAGAGATCATTCCAGTTCGGCATGATAGCCGTACCCATTGTGACCGCACCCGCCGCCAGCAGAGCCAGACCCAACGGGATATTCGCCCCGGAGAATGCCAGTGCCGCACCAATAGCGAGGAACGCCACAGATACGACCGTGGTAATAATGGCAATCACATTCTGGATTTCATCGCTCAGGCCATTCCAGTTGAGAGCCATTACGGAAACCAGAGAAGTAGCACCAATCGCCATCAGCGCAATACCGAGGGGCATACACCCGGAGAAAGCGAGGATAGCGCCGAGTGCCAAGGTTGCTCCACTGACCAGCAATCCTACTCTGGACAAGGGAGAAGCCAGAGCGTCCGGGATACTGTTCCAGTTCAGAGCTGCGGTAGATACAAGCGTGACAGCACCAACAGCCATCAGCGCAATACCCAGCCCGGTTGCGACCCCGGTAAAGGCCAACATAGCGCCTACCGCCAGAGAAGCACCCGCCAGAACTCCCGTTAAGGTGGTCAAAGCGTCAGTGAGGTGTCGGTCACTGTTATGCCAGTTGATAACAGCGGCAGACACAAGGCTTGCCCCGCCTAAGGCCATCAAAGCGATACCAAGAGGAAGGTTCGCCCCGGAGAACGCCATAATTGCGCCAAGAGCCAGCAGGAAGCCGCCGACAACACCCGTAATGAGAGCCAGCGTACTTGCCAGTTCGCTACTCATAGCAGTCCAATTCAGCCCAACGGTAGCCGCAAGGCCGACCGCACCCGCCGCCATCAGGCCGACACCCAGCGGAATATTCACGCCGGTTACGACCAGAATTGCACCTACCGCCAGCATAAAGCCGGAAACAATCGTAGTGATCTCTGCGAGAGTGTCCTCAATCATCTTCTTGATTTCACCAATGCGGGTCTGCACAGCGTCACCAAGGAAATCGTAGGTGGGCAAATCGAAATCAAATCCGCCTGCGCCACCAGCACCCGCCCCGGAACCGCTTCCCGTGTTAGGAGCAAAGACATTCAGCTCGTCAAAGCCTGCGGTGTACTGCTTCAACTTCTTGGCAGCACCGGCAGCGTCATCGAGATTATCAGCCAAAGACCCAGCGCCGACAGCAGCGCTATTCACTCCTGAATAGTCCACCTCCGTCAACTTGAAACCCGCAAGGTTGGCAAGGGCATTGGCGATTTCTCGAATGACCTGAACAACAGCGATTGCATAGGGAAGAATTGCGTTCAGTGCGGGAATGAAGATGTTACCGATCGCTCGTGCGGCCTGTGTAAGCTGTGCCTGCAAGATACGAAGCTGGTTTGCGGGAGCTTCCAGCGTTCTCGCCATATCGCCTTGAGCGGTCGTTACCTGAGTCATAATGGCGTAGTATCTCAGCTCGGCCTTTTCCGCCTGCGTCATGTTGGCAACGCTTTCCTTGATACCAAGGTTAAGCGCTGTTTGCTGTAACTTTGCTTGCGATAAATCGTAGCCCAAGCGTCGCAGAGGTTCCAACTCGCCGGAAATGCCGGACTGTAACTTCAACATAGCTTCTTCGATAGGAATATTCGCATACGAAGAAAGGTCATAACCCAACTGCGTCAGGTTTTGGCTCATGAGCTGCGCTCGTTCTGCTGTGTCACCAAAGCCGGTCAGCAGCGTGTTGAAAATACCCTGATTGCGGAGCCACTGTGCAGGGTCGATACCCATAATGTCAGATACATATTCCGCATATTCTTTTGCTTCATCCGCATACTGCCCCAAGGCAACCGTGAACAGGTTCAGGTCTTCTTGGTACTTGTTGGACTCCGTAACCGCCTGTGCGATGAAATGACCGATTTTGCGGAAAGTGATTGCAACAGCGGCAACATTCAACGCTTTCAATCCACTCGTGAACTGCCCGGTAGTGAAGGTTGCTTTACGGGCAGAAGCGTTATATTTCTCCGTGCTGGTAATCAGCTTTTGGATTTTGGACGGGAACGCCGAGAAACCGTTGGACACCTTCTGCATTTCATCGGCAAAAGGCTTCATTGCGGCGGCAAGGGCGGTCATCTGCTGTGTGAACTTATCAATGTCCGCCGCTTCTAAATCCTCGATCACCTTCGGCAGCTTGGAGAGCTGATTGATAAAGGTGGTCATATTGGCCTTACCCAACTCGGAGAGAGGGCGTAAACCGTTGGCAAGGGAAGTCAGCTTGTCGCCGTCCGTCCATTTCAGGCCAGCGAGAGCGGTGTTGATTGCCGTGAGCTGATTGGCGATGGAGGAAGAAATCTTCACATTCCCAACCTGACTCAAAGCGGTCAGCGCATTGGTAAGCCGGGTGATCTTCTGCGAAGCGTCACCACTGTTCAAGCCTTTCAGAGAATTGGAAAGCTCCCGAATACCCTGAGCGGTCTTGCTCAGACCCGTTGCGCCGCCGTTGGTAGCGGTTTTCAAACGATTGAGCGTGTTAATCAGGTTTTGAAGTCCTGTGACCGCCTGCGTACTGTCATTGACGATCTGAAACTCCAACCCCTGAATTTCCACATTGTCAGCCACTTACGCCACCACCTTTCTCTTGAAATTTCTTATTGACCGACACCATAAAGGCTTCCATGTATGCCTTGGCTTGGTCATCGTGTTTTTCTTGAAGCTGCTTCTGCTGTTTCTTATCCTGCCGACTGAACAGCTCATAGGGGCTTTCCCGATACGGCGTGGGCTTGGTTCCCTTCTTGGCGAAAGCACGAAGAACCGGAGCAGCGTCAATAAGCGCTTCGTAAAAATAAGCTCCTTGGAGCCAAGCGTCTTGATTTCTCAGGTCTTGCCTGATCTGCGCCGCCTTTCGGTAATACTTCACCAATTCGCAATCCTGTTCCCAAAACTGTTCATAGGTCATGCCAATGGAAAGATAGTACGGGAAAACCTCATAAAACTTTTGCGTGTAAGCGAGAAGGGGAGCGGGGCGATGGTCGCCGCCGCCCCCCTCACTTCTGGAAGATCGGTCGCTTACCAGCCGGTCTTCCAGCTCAGGTTTCCCTCGTTGCCCTCCTGCTCAGGCTCGTCCAGCAGACTCAGCAGGGGGTCGTTATACATCTCTACCAGAGCGGCAATCAGCTCGTCCTTGTGGTTCATACGAGCGTAAATACTGTCGATCACATCACGCTTCACGAACCGATGATGGGCAAGGAACGCACCGGCAAACAGAGCCGGAAGCAGGGTCATAGGCTTGCGCTCCACATCAGCGGCAACAAAGCCGTTCTTCTCCATTGCTTCAACGGTCTTGCGGGTGTATTCCAGCGTGTAGGTCACACCGGTAGTAGGGTCATTGATCGTCAACTGCTTTGCCATGATAAATCCTCCTTATCAATACGGCGATTGTTGGTGTCTTAGGTTGCGGAAAAAGCGATGGGGGTGGAAGGAGCGATGGTGATGTTCATGTTCACCACTTCGTTCACGCCGCCGCCCACGGGATACACGGACAGCTCACCGTCAAAGGAGAACTTACCGTTAGAGCCATCGGGAGTGACCACACCGGCGCTTTCCGTGCCGCCAAACCAGACCGCATAGCTGACCTTCTTGCCTTCCAAAGCCTTGAGGGTCTGGAAATCAGCCAGCGTGTAGTTGGCGGTGAAGGACAGACCATCGAGGGACTGGATACCGGCGATGTAGGTCTGCATATTGTCGCTCAGGGTGGTGGTTTCCAGCATTTCGGGTTCGCCGCCGAGGTCAGGAAACTCCTTAATGTCGATCAGCTTGCTCCACTGTTCGCCAGTGTCGGCTTTCTTCATCAGAAAAACCTTGTAGGTGGAAATAGCCATTTCATTTACCTCCTATAAAGAGTAGTTCCGTCCGTTTCAGCCTTGTATCGGGCAACCAGACGGTAGATTGTTGCGTTCTCCAAATTGGGAACCGGGGACAGAGAAATACGCCGGAAATTCTTGGCGTACATGAGATCGTCCACAAACCTCATGATTTTTCGGCAAACGGATTTCTTACCGCCTGCCTTATCGGAGTAGACATTCACCTCGTACATCAGCGTGGCGAACCTCTCCGTATCGCCGCTGTCCATGTGAGCTTCCGTGGTGTAGTTATCCTGCTCCACCAAACTCACATAAGGAAAACGGGTAGGGGCATTGACATACTCGCCGCTGACCAAGATACCGGGAAACTGTGCTCTCAGGGCTTCCGCAATCGGCGTGTAGATTTGACTCTCCACATCAATCATGAAAACACCTCCTTCGCAATTTCCGTGAGCCGATCTTGCAGCTCCTTTACCGTTTCATACATCGGCATATTGGCGGGGTTGCCGTGGGTGATGACCACGAACCCGCCGTTTTTCTTTTCTTTCAGCACTCCGTTCGTGCCGGGGTCGCCGTAATAACCCCAAGAGTGCTGCTTGCCGTGACCCTGACCGTATTCACCACGCTTCATACCGAGTTCTTCCGCTTCCGGGTGATCGTCCGGGTAGGTCACGCCTGTACCGAACTCAATGAACAGGGTAGCTCCGCCTGTCGCCACCACCGCTCGAACATTGTTCCCACGGGGTTCCACCGTCACGGAAACATCATTCGTGCCGTCATAAACGGCTTGCGAGAACTTGACAGAAGCTCTCTCCATGCCCTCCTGCGCTACCCGGTCGAGAAAGACCGCAGTCTGCTCTTGAAGCCGGTTCTTCCAGTTCTCGGTTTCCCGTATCAGCCGCTCAATCCCTCTCCCGGAGAGCGGAGCATTGATCGTCTGACTCACGATACCGTCACCTTACTGACCGCATAGGAAATGGAGTTGAGGGACTTGGCGACCCGCTTGACCATGTAATCGTAGAGCGGCTTCCCGTCCTTGTCATACTGCGGTTCTTTGTCGATGAACAGCACGGTATTCTCGTCAATGGGGCAGCTCAGGTCATCAGTGACGATCACCTTGTCGTATCCTGCGAAATTACCGAACTGCTCCACCTGAGCGGAGCCGGTCGCCGCCGAGATATTGGCGTTCATCGCCACGGCAGACTTGTAAACCACCAGTTCCTCGCCGGTTTCGTTGCCGTACTCGTCCTTGGCGGGAGCCTTGCTGTCATACAGCAGATACCAGAAGGGCGATTTGTTGCGGTTCAGCGTCCTCATGCACTCAACCTCCCATCACAGCGGCAAAGGGAACAATGTCCCTCAGCAGCGTAGGCGGCACATCGCCGTCCTCATAGGAGCGGGAGATACCGTTCTCGCTGTGAGCGGTCTGCCCTTCGGCTCCCCGCTTGTTCAGCAGATACACGGCGATCTCCACCTGAATGTGAGCGTACTGGTCAGGAACAGCGGTCACGGTAGGGTCGAAGGGGTATGCCTTGCGGCACACCTTGTTTCCGGCGATAGAAAGGTAGGTGGAAAGCGTGTCCTCGTCTGTCTCGCCGGTCATGGCTTTCACCATTTTCAACTTCTCAGTGTCCGTCATGCTTTCCACCTTTCCTTTCTAAAATCTCTGTTTTACTCCTGCGCCACTCTTAGCCGCCAGCAACGGCCTTAGTGTTCACAGGGTTGTTTGCGTCATTGGCGATGAAGACGCTGCGGCTGTAAGTGGGAGCGGTAAACTCGGTAGAGATACCGGTAAACTTACCGTGGAACCACTCAGGGCCGTGGTCAAGGCCGATCTGACCAAAGAGCTGATACTTCTCACCAGCGCCGACCTTTGCCAGCGGCTCAAGGAAGAAGTTGCCCTTACCGGGGACAGGCTGATAAACGGGAGCCAGAACGCTCAGGTTCAGCAGCAGGGCAGTACCGGCAGGCAGGTACTCGCCAAGGTACAGGTAGACAACGCCGATGGGCGTGACCACGCTGGACAGGGAGATACCGTTGATGTTACGGGCAGCGGGAACCACGGTCAGACCGTTCTGAACAGCGTCAGCGTTGATCTGGAACATGGTCACAGCGTCACACCACAGGCACAGGCCATCGGTGGGAGCGTTTGCGCCGTAAATCTTCTTCACCATATCGGCAATATCCCACAGGCCGAGGGGCTTGGAAGCCATCGCCGTAGTGTTGGTGGTGATTGCGGGAATCATGCCACGGGTCTTGTTGACCTTGGTGTCATCAGTGGCCTTGCTGTAAACGCCGTTAATGAAGGTGTACTCAATGTCGGCATTGACCTTCATCATCTTGGCGGCAACCTGAAAGTCCAGCTCGTTCATGGGGTTGGCCTGCTGACCCGCCACATTGATACCGCTCAGAGTACCCATGTTAGACATCTTCCCGTAGGAAATGCCCACAGACTCCTGAAAGATCTGAGTCACATTGGTCTTCTGCGCACGGGTCACAACGGTGGCGGCAGGGGCGGTCAGAGAAGCACTCTCGCTGATAGCAGGCTGAGCGCCGCCGCCAGAGGTGAACTCCTGACCGGTCGGAAACTCAACATGGTTCGTGATTTTGGCACGACCGCCGATGATGGAACTCAGAGGGGTGCGGGTGTTGCCCTTGTTAAAGAGCATACCGGAGTAATTGAGTACCCCGAAACTCATAGCAAACTGATCTGCCATAGTAAAAACTCTCCTTTACTCTTTTTTCGCCTGCGCTTCCGCTTCGGCTTGCAGGCGGGTGTAGTAAGCAACGGCGGCGAAATCACCGTTTGTCCGTGCTTCCTCGATTTTCTTGGCGTAATCCATCTCGCCAGTACCGTCACCGGCACCGGGAGTGGGCTTGGGGGTCTTTTTCAGAGTGTCAGCCTTGACTTGTTTTGTGTACTCGTCAAGAAACTTCTGCTGATTAGCGATAACCGTCATGGTATCACCAGCAACCATCGCCTTTGCGGTCTTAGAAGCCAAATCTTCCGCATATCCCAACCCAATCAGTTGAGCTTTGTACTCAGAAGCACTTTTGGCTTCCCGCAGCTCGGAAAGCTCCTTCTCCATGTTGGCGAACTTTTCCTCCTGCTCCTGCTTCTTCTTCTCGTCCTCACCCAACAGAGCGTTATGCTTGCGCTTCCACTCAGCGGCTTCGGAGTTGGCCTTGGAGACAGCGGCTTTCTGCTTTTCCAGCTCGGCGGCGTTGTCCTCATACTCGAACGCTTCCAGAGCTTTCAGCTTGTCTTCCGCAGACATTTCCGCATAGCCCGTGATTTTGCTGGTGTCGATCTTTGCCATAATGATTACCTCCTGCGTTTAACAAGGCTGTTCACTCAGCACTATTTTCTGTTTTTACGGGTTGTCTCCCGTTTGCGATTAAGGTCTTCCCTGACCATTCAACGCCTTACGGCGGTCAAATTATTGTCTTCGCCTTTCTCATATCTCCGAAAAGACCGAGCTTTCACGGACTGTCCGAAAACTCCGAGGGCATTGGAAGGAAAAATAAAAGGGCTACCAATACCTTTTCGGTATCAGTAGCCCCACGGCTGTCAGTCAGGCCCTTGCCTGACCCACTCAATATTTCTTTTTCCGGCGTATCTCAATAACCACGACGGAGCTGTCCTCCACCTTGACTTCCGCCTGATTGTGGTGCTTTAAGATTTCCTCAATCTTGCTGACCGCTTCCGGGGTCAGTTTCAGCTCCCTTGTTTCCACCATCAGGATTAACCTCCTTCTGCTTGGTTGCGAGTTCAGCGGCCTTTTTCTCCTGTTCCTCAGCGTAATCCATACTCATACGGTACGCAAGCTGCGGGTCAGAGAACAAACCACAATGGGTAAAGGCCAGAACCGGGGCGATCTTCGGATTGGCAAGCATAGCAGTCAACACATTTGCCTTTTCCGTGATATTCTCGTAATTTCTGCGGGTAAAGCGGATTTCCAGACCGCTGAGTTTCAGTGTCAGGTCGCTCAGGTCACGGCAGATACGCAGAACCAGCTTCAAGAAATCCTTCTCGGACTGCTTGAACATCAGCTCGGAGTCCTTGGCTCTGGCTTCCGCCGCCGACCAACCATCACGCATGATGACCGCAGAGCCGGTATCGCTGGTGGAAGAACCACCGTTGCGGTTCGGCATACCACAGATCGTCAGGACGGTGTTATACATACTGTCCACGAGGGTCTGTGTCTGTGTCTGGTTCATTTCCGAGGTCAAATACTCGATCTCCGCCTTGAACTGCGGGTCAATGTCCTTGTACTTGATAGCACCCTCGTCACGAAGCTGGTGAAAATCCTCAGTGTTAATATCAACATTGTGAAACAGCATGAGCGCCTGTACGAACTGCTCCACACCATCAAGGCGGTTGCTCTCCACGGTGTTAATAGCGTCCAGCAGAGGGAGGACGATCTCAAAGGCTCCCAGCCGAGCCTTATTCGCCGGGTATTCGATGATGGGAATACCCAAAATCTGAGGTTCGCTCCGAATGATCGCCCAAGTATTCTCCACTTCGTAGTAGTGGTCACGGGTGTAGCAACTGAAAATCAGATTGCCGTTCTCGTCCTTCACATACTTTACGCCCATCATGGCAGGGTTGCCGAGAGCGGTGGAGTAGACCACAAAGGCAAAGCGGGGGTCAAGAGTGAAAATCTCGAAAGGAGCTTCGTCTTCCTCTACATCAGCTTCCCCATCAGGAAGCACCATACGATAGGAAGTACCACCAATGTGCGACCAGTCCGCCAGTTCCTTGTCCTTGGCAGGCTTATCCTCACTGAGAACATAATCGTTCAAGCGGCTGACCTCAGCGGAAATGCTCTCGTCATCGCTTCGGCTCACATACTGAACGGGTTCGCCCATCAGATAGCCGACCTTGAAGGACACGATCTCATTGGCTCGGTTTTCAACGACCTTGTTGCAAATTTCAGGCCGTACTTCCTTTTCCCGGTGAAGCACGGGCTGATCTCCACGATAGTACCGATAGAGATAGTCAATGTCGGCGCTGTTTTGCAGATGGACGAATAAAGCCTTTTGCAGAACATCAATGATGTTCCCGGCATTGATTTCGGCAACATCGGTATAGATCACACGGCGACCAAACAACGCTCTCGCACCCACTTACAGCACCTCCTTTCCACCCTATCGTTATCTGCTCATTCGTATACCGTTTTGTTGGTTTCTGCTGGTTTCTAACTATAAGTATACCGTTGTGTCCAATGGTTGTCAATAGTTAATCTTTAAGCATACCATTCGCCACAGTATTTGTCAAAACCAATCTTTCAGTAGGGACGCTTGAAGACCTCCACCTTACCCCCGGACAGCATACGGATTTCGTTCTCCAATAGGGAGAGGGAGTCAGGAGCGTCATCGTGCGGAACCTTGCCGGAGCGGGTGTAGGTGGTCACTTCTTTCATGAAGTTCCAATACTGACTGCCCCGCTTGTAGGTGGAGGGGTGCTTGAAGTAAAAGTTCTTCTTGATGTTGTCGGAAGCGAACTCAATACGGGTCTGTTTGTTGGAAATCGTGCGCTTCGTGCGGATACCAACAGAGTACCCACGCTCACGAATGATCTGGTCAACATCTCTGGCATAATACTGACCGGCGTTGTTGGACTCAAAGACGGCGGAAGCAACCTTGTTCTCGATCAGGCACTTGGCACATTCCGGCTTCGTCACCTCAGCGGGGGAGTCATCAAAGACCACATCAACGATATACACAGCATTGCCGTATATCATCGCCACCGGCATGGAGGTCGAGTCCGAGCCGCTTTCCGCCGTATCGCCAACGGCGATGATGGTATCCGGGTCACGGTCTTTCGGCAGCTCAAAGAAGTAGTTCAGCTCGTCCTTGTTGAACAGCAGACCCTTCGCTTCAAAAGGCTGTTGCTGGAACTCGCTCTCAAACTGCTCTGCGCTTAGAAGCTCCCGCTGCTCTCGGAAGTAGGCGGTGGTAAAGACCTTCTTGCCCTCTCGTTCGTACTCATAATTGCTCTCGTCCGTCACGAGATCGAGGGCGGGTATCTCAATCGCTCTCCAAGCCCAGCCCTCCCGCTGTGCGTGTTCCTGCACACGACCGATGGGGTCATACAAAGAATACCGGGTGCCGGTGAAAACCATCGGCGTACCTTCAATGGCACGACCCATAATATCGCCGGAGATCACTTCCCACTTGTCATCAAGCCGCTGGCGGTTCTTCGCTTCCTCACGACCTTCCACGCAGTCATCGAGGTAAAGGACATTGGTGGCTTCGGACAAGCCCACCTGTCGAGCGTCAATGGAACGACACATGATGGTGGGGAAACGGGACTTGCTTTTCAGGTTCGCCGTCTTCGTGTCGGCGTTGGTCTGTACCAGCCGTGCGTCCGGGAATACATCGTAGAACAGGTACTCGTTTGGAACTGCCAGATATTCCAGACAACCATTGTAGAAGCTCTTTACAAGGTCATCGCCTGTTCCTTCCATCAGGGTCGAGCGGTCAGGAAACTTGCCGGAGAGCATATTCACAAAATTGATGCCCGTTTGAGACTTTCCCGCTCGTTTCGGCATGGAGATCGTCAAAAGGCGCAGCTTCCCGTCCAGAACATCTTGAAACCCCTGTACCATCGGTCTGAGATAGTGCTTACGGGGGGCATAGAACCGCTTTTCCGGCTTGCGGTCGAGTTCGATATAAGTCATGAAGGAATCAAAATCATGGGGTGCTTCAAAGAGAAGACACCGCCGCCACTGTTCATAGAACTTCGCCCCGCCGCCATGGACTACCTGATCGGCGGAGAGTGCCAGCAATTCCTTGTTTACCTTATGTGCCGCCGAGAAATCCTCGGTTTCCCACTCTCGACACAGAGAAAAGAGGTCGCTGTACGCTCCGCTGTCTCCCGGTCGCCGGTCGATCACGGCTCGAATAGAGCTGGAGAGTTTTTCATAATTCATGTGCATTTCCTTTCCAAATAAAAAGAGGGACTACCTCTTTTGAGATAGCCCCTCGGCTGTCCTTCCGTCTTTACGGAAGTCTTATCTTGATTTTGCCATCAGCTCGGCAAATTCCCTACTGTTTTTCTTGACCGTTCTCTCAATCAACCTTCCGTTGCTGTAAAGCACCCTGAAAAGAACGGTAGCAGAAAAGATGTTTCGGGATTGGCTCGTGGCCTTTTTGATGCCGCTAAAACCTCCTACCACGGCACCGGCGCTGCCAAACATCAGACCGCCAACCGCCGCTCTACCGAGAGATACATTTTTGCCCCGGCTAATTGACTCCTGCCCCATGCCATCATCACAAGGCTCAGCGGCAACCGGAACAGGCTTTCCAACTTGCAAGGGGAAGGTGGGATATTCTTTTCGGAAATCCTCAATGAGATCACTCCATTCTTTATCCGGCAAATCCCAAACGCTTTCTGGTTTATTTCCATTCATCGCCACCAAAGCGCCCGTAAGTGTTGCGTTATCCGAGCTGACCATGATTTCAGTTCCGTCTTCCAGTTCCCTCAGATAAAACACAAACGGGAGAGAACCCTTCCCCATGCGAAACTTTGTCCGAACCTCAATGCTCTCATTCGGACACTCCTGTTTAACAGTACAAGAGTGTTCACAGACTGTCTTGATAAGCTGATAGCTTTCGCTGGTAGTCATGGGTAATGAAAACTGATAGTACGCCATTATCAACCAACCTTTCTCGACCGGTCATACCATGTAGACCGACTAATGCCGAGTTCCCGGCAGCAGTCCGCTACGGTGATAAGACCGTCTTTTTGTTTTTGAGCGAGTTTTTCAAACTGCTCGTTGTCAATTTCTTTTAATTTGCGACCTTCCCGCCAGTCAGGGTCATGTTCACGCTTCATGGCCTTACCCATGCTGGTTCTTTCAACGATCATATCTCGCTCGTACTCGGCAAACGCAAGCATGACTGTCACCATAACTTTTCCCATTGGCGTATTGTCCGCAACGCCCATGTTGAGAATGTTGACCTTGATACCTCGTTCCACCAAGTCACGAACCAACATGGCTCCTTCGGGAGCAGTACGGGCAAAGCGGTCGAGCTTGCACACCACCAATTCGTCACCGGGTTCCAGCTTGGAGAGAACTTCGTTAAACTTTGGCCTGTCGATCTTCGTGCCAGTGTAGGTATCCAGTAGGATATGCTCTTGGTCAATACCCTGCGCCAGCAGCCTTTCAAGCTGATCTTCAAGCGACATACCATAGAGCCGTTGTCCTTTAGAACTAACTCGACCATATCCCCATCTCATAACTCTTTCTCCCCGTCCAAAACATATCCGTCATCACCGTCAAGAGGTTCAATGACGATTTGAGCGTTCAAAGACTCCAACCAGCGAATGAGTGTGCCAACTTGCATGGTCATTCCACTATTACGGGAAAGAGGACGAGCGACACTCCCTTGATTGGTATAGCCTATTTTATTGGCTAAGTCATCTTGGGTCAATCCCTGCTTCGTAGACAGCAGATAGACAATTTCTTTTACTGTCATGTCGTTCTCCTTTCCATAATAGCTTACGAGCTATTGAGTTATATAACTTTCTCTTAGTACGCGCATATATAGAGAGTTTATGCACTCTAATAGCTTACAAGCTATAATCTACCTTGCGAGCCTTAAAAGCGGTGTACCATTTCTCGTATTTCTTGATTTCCTTGCTGAGAAGGGTGAAGTTGCCGTTACAGATAACATCGAGTTTACTCTTGTACTCACCGAGAGGGAGTTCAGCTCTCTGTTTCCACAATTCTCTAAGCTGTGCGTCTTGGGCAAGCTGTTCCAGAGCTTTCTTAGATTTTAAGTCAACGGCGGCTTCTCTGAGAAATGTCGGGTTCTCGCTCTGACGCTTCACAAGAAGGTCGATAAGCTCCTGATCGGGAAGTACGGAATAGAAACCGGTACGAGCAACGGACTCAGCCATGTCGTAAAGTGCTTCCATAACCATATCGGCTTTCGGTTGCTTACTCCAACGACAAATCTCCATAACGCCCTTGAAATTATAAACGGTAGTGTCATAGCTTTTTCCATCAGTGCAAATCAAATTGATTTGGACTGATTTATCCGAAAACCGCTCTTTGTGACGATTGTGGATATTCGCTATGGACTGCCGGGGGTCAGCGTAACCAAGAACCGAACCGATTTCATCACGGGTGAACCATGCTTCTTTCTTGCCGTAATACCAATTAACGAGGGCATCATTGATGGTACGGGTTTCAATCAGCTTTAATGTGTCATTCAACTTCAAAACCTCCTTCCGATAGACGGGTTTTTCTGGGAACTGCCACAATTTTGTAATCAAGCATTTTGAGCATTTCGTTGAACTTCTTAACGGTCATGTTGTTAGTCTTTTTGGGGTTGAGTCTGTCCCAAAGGGCAGCTTGTGTCAAATTGAGTTTAGCTGCCATTTCAGCGTTGCTTACCCCTTGTGCTTGCATGAGATTGTTTACAATTTCTTTGGAAGTCATAATTATCACCTCTGAGAAAATGATAGCATTAAAGCTGTCTCTTATACACATCTCCGAGCCCACGAGA